CCGCTAATTTAACGGGTTCCCATCCTTCACGCATTTTTGAAGAAACATTTAGATTATCAGCTTCGTTCATTACACTAGTACGAATCCAGCGATATGACCAACCAGGTACCTTCTTAAATTCTGGTAGTAATGATGCAGGTTGCCAACTATCAGCTCTTTGAAATTCGTTTCTTGTATCTTGTTCACGATCTAATCTTGTATTATCCATTTGTTCTCTCCAATTTTAAAGTTTCTCTTGCATATTGTTCCGGTGTTAACCCAAATTTCTTGGCTAACGCTACTTGTGTCTTCGTCAGACGCACTTTTTTTGGCGCGGTGCTACGCGTTGCCGGAGCAACTACAGTCGAAGGTTTTGTGCGCGGGGCGGGTGTGTCCTCGTCCAGCGTTGCATCCCCAAAGTGTTCTGGGAATCGTTTTTGCATCGTACTATCAATACGACGGTAGTATTCATCAGAGGTGGGATCTATTCCACTCCTAACTAATTTTTCATGCAAACCTAATGCAAGGCTTGTCATTTCCTCATCTTTACCAAACCAAGTATTCTTATTTTGCCAATTTAACGCTTTAGAATCTGGTTTTGCTACTTGAGGTTGGTTTTGTGGTATATATACCTCATTTTGTTCCTCTTGTAAAGTATTTTTATATTGAGGCGCATAATTTTGAACTTGAGACAATCTTAATTGTGCATCGTTCATACGAGTTTGAGCATCTATAATTTTATCAGTATCACCTGAATCATAGGCTTCTCTATAGTCACGTTGCGCCATTTTAAGTTGTTGGTCTAGAGAACTACTAACAGCTTTAATATACTCTTCTTCACCTGAACTTAAAGTAGATTTAAGTTTTTTGTTCTCTTGTGCAATTTGTTGAGCATATCGAATTGCTTCGTCTTTTTCTCTATCAGCTGCTTCTTTAGCACGTCTTTCGTCATGCCATACTTTTTTCATTTGAGCTAAACGTTGCTTAACTCTTTCTGAATAATCATCTAGCGTATCTTTTTCTAGTTCTTCTACTACCTCTTTAGGTAAAGGTTCACGACCTCTATCTTGCGCAGGTGTATCATCTTCTATCTCAAGATCAAAATCTTCTTGTGTTGTTTCTTTAATAGCAGCTTTTGTTGTTTCATTTGGCTCTATTGGTTTTGGTTCTAAATCAACTTCTTTTTCATCAGATACTTTATTACCTGTAGTATCTGGTATGTCCATATCATCTGGATACTCAAATACTATTTCCGTTTCTTTATCGTCAGCCATATATTACTCCTTATGCGCGAGTATAGCCGCGAGGATCTTCTACAACCCCCTCAACTGTGTCGTCGTTAATAATGCGGAATTCTCTTCCGTGAATTTTAAATCTAGTACCCGCGTATGCACGCGTCAAAACAAAATCACCTTCTTTACACCATGGACCTGTAGGAAATCTAGTCTCATCTTTATAAGCTAGGTCACCTACTTTTACTACAAATAAAACTACAGTTGAATGTTCTTCTATAGTTCTAGTTGAATCTGCTTTTACAATACCGCCCTTATACGTTTCTGCTGCATCTGGGATAGCACATAAAATTTTATATCCTTTTGGTTCAGGTAACTGTAAACCCCGTTCTTCAATTGGAATATCTTCTGCTTCTACATTATCAACTGTTGGGATATGGATTGGTCGACCATCTGCATCTACCAAATCTTTATTCATGGTTAAAATTTGATCACTCATCTGAGTTCTCCATCCTGTCTACGATGTCAGCAATAATGCCTTGTATCGTATCGCAAGCCCGTATATATCCGACAGCAGATTGGTAATGCGCATAATCTTTCGCAGCACCTTCAGCAATTGAACCTAATACTTCTTTGCGTCTTTCAGCTATCTTACTGATTAATAGCTCAAGCGTTGGGTCTATCATTTACTACTCCTTTGGTTGTGGTTTATTCTGTTCTTTTTGTATATTTCTATCTTCTACTTTGTGTTTATGTTCCATAAGTCTATCAACTGCATTTATAGCGGTTTCTTTTTGCTTATGTCCGTGCTCTTGTTTTTTAAATTCAGCCTCCATACCAAGTCTAGCACCTTGTAACATTTGATCTCCCTCAAGTTTATTTTTGTCATGCGTCGTTTTAGATCCTATACGTATGCCTTCAATTCTTTCATGAGATGCAAGTTTTTCTTTTTCAAGTTCAAGACGTTGTTGCTCAATTTGAATATCTGCCTGAGTTTTTTGAGCTTTAATTTGCAAGTCTTGAGCTTTAAGTTGTAGCTCTTGTTGTTGCATTTGAACTATTGGGTCTTGTTGCTGTTGTTGAGCTTCTTGTTGTTGCATTTCTGATTGGTCTTTAGCTAACAGTTTTTGCGCTGCTGCTGCAGTTAATCGTGATAACTCAACTTCAACATCTTCAGGTAAGTTTTCATCCGGATTAGGGAGTGGAACACCTAATTGTTCTTCTAATTGTTTTCTATACTCAAACGCAATGTGTTCGTTAATATGTGCCAACGCTGCAGCTTGAATTGTTTGTGCCATTGGGTTTTGACTCATCATTTGCATAAGTTTTGGGTCTTGCATTGCTGCCATATGAACAGATAGATGAGCTTGATGATCTTGGTAAATAAATGCTTTAACAGGTTTACCATTAATAATCGACATATTTTCTGATACAGGGTCTCTTGGTTTTTGATCTTCTGCATTAGGAATAAGTTTGCCAATATTTTTAACACCAAGTACTTCTAGCATCTGACGATTTAATTCTACTTGGTCATAGATTTGTGGATTAGCTTGTGCCATCTGCATAACAGCTTGGTATTGCACCACTTTTTGCGACATTGTAGCTGCGTTTGGATCTGATACAGGAATAACTTCACAGCAATCATAATCAGATTGTTTAGCTTTTCTATCACCTATTTCAGGGTCGTAACTATATTCTTCTGGTGTGTAATCACGAATAATACCCGCTAATAATTTAAACTCTTGTTTCATTGCATAGTGAATACGCGCTTGTACAGCTGACATCACTTTGAGAGTTCTTTCTAAAATAGCTAACGTTGTACCTACTGGTGAATTAGCAGACATATCAGATACTTTCATATCCGCAGCTGAAGCAAAGCGTCTACCTTCTTCAACAATTTGATTCATTAATTGATTTAGTACTTGTGAAGGCTCTTTATATGGTAATGGTAAGATGTTATCTCTAATTGCACCTGATGGTACATCTACATCACGCCATTCACCTGGAGCAATGGGGGTGTCGTCGCCTTTAATGCGGAGACCGCGGGATTTCATCCCCCCTGGTAGGTTGCTCAATGTTCCTGCATCAACGAGTTGTCTTAAAATCATTGTGCCCGACTTAGCAAACGCTCCAATCAAGTGGATTAAACCAAAGCAGTAGAATCCGAATCCTGGTATATAACCGTAGTGAACAAAGTGGTTACGTTTTAATTTCTTTTTATCATCTGGGTTCCAGTTACGTCTAATTGCTAGAACTGTGCCTGTACCTTTTTCAATAGTTACAATATAAGGTAATGCAATACCGTCTTCACTATCACCATTTTCTAAATCTAAATTAACATGCATCTCAAGGATTTTAAATCTATCATCTTCTGACGGATTGAACCCTAATTTTTCTGCAATCTTTTTCTCAGCTTCATCAATGTCTAAGAACGGTTCACCTAAATCTACATCACGGTAAAATCCTGCAACTTGTAACTTACGAATTTCGTTTGGTGTTTTACGCATCACATGAGTCACACGTTCTGCTGTTTCTAAACTTGATGCGCCATATGGAACTACAATATCTTCAGCAGGAACATACATTGAAACTTGGCGTTCAAAGCTAGGATCATAATAAACTTTTTTAAACGCATTACCTGCAAGTCCAAGTCCCCATAACATTCTTTCGTGCTCTGGGCGATACTCAGGCATCATGTCAGTCAACTGATAATTCATGTCATCTTTAACACGTTCAGCTGCGTCTTCTTTGTTTTTTGTTTGTTTACCAATAATTTGTGTTTTGACTGGGCCTGCAGCAGGAAATGTTTCCATCATAGTTTCTGCTTGGAACTTCACAAGTGCTTCTGTCATGAGTGGGTGATATACATTACATGCACCTGGCCATGGCTCTGTTCTATCTTCTACTTTAAGACCTAATAGTTCTAGACCATCAACATAAGTTGTTAACCAATCTTTTCTTGAAGCTACATCAGAATCGTACTCGCCAATAAGGTCTCCTATTAACTGAGTTAGTTCCCCTTCATTAAGCTCTTCTGCTAAGTTAGCATTGAACTCAGTATCATTTGTTTCTTTACCTGGTTCAATAGTAATTTCCATACTTCCATCATCAAGTGTTACACTGTCAGGGTTCTCAATCTCAATAGATAGCGCCGCATCTGCCATGGTAGGTTCTTTATCTAATCCTAATGGGGTTTGGTATAACCCTTTGTCTATATTGTCTGCCATAATTTATCCTTTATATTGCGTATAGTCTATTTTTAGAACTTTTAAACCCTGGTATATCTTCAGGTTCATCACTAGGTAGTCTAATAAACCCGCCTTGCCTAAATCTCATAAGTGCCATGGTTGTTGAGTCAACTTGGTCATCATTAGCTCCACTTGGGAAGTCATTACATTCTTCGATTACTTCATGCGCCCATCGTCTATCGGGAGCCCATACTATACCAGATCTAAAGAGATCTGCCACGGAGTTAACTCTAGATATTTTATCTTGGCCTTTACCCGGCGTAAATTCTCCTAGCGGAACACCCATTCTTCTCATTTCTTGATAGAGGGCTGCACCGTTAGATTTTTTCTCTACTATGAATGCATCAGGTTCCCATTCTTTATACTCAGCTAAAACAAGTTCTTTAAGCTCAGGAAACTCTAATCGTTGCTTAATAGCATTTAGTAGTATTATATTATAGTTATTGGTTTCTTCGTTAAAAAATACGCCCCATGTTGTAAGAGAATTATAGTCAGCACGGTTATTAGTTTCTTGAGCCGCGTCTAACGACATAATAGTGAATTCACAATCAGGTGGATCTTCTTTTTGCCATATCTTCCACCACTCTCTT